GTTTCATTATCTGACTTCTGATTAGGAGCCATCAACTGAAGGTAGTCAACGATTACAAAGTCTGGCTTGTACTGATCAATCTTTCCACGAAGCACTGAAGGATTAATTTCTCCACCGCTATCATTTGAAATAATGTGAAACTCTGGCTTACCTGCAAGATTCTTTGCATGCCAATCCTTTAGCATATCAATCTCAATCTCACCGTTACTTATCTTTCGGTGTGACCAGCGACCTTCTCCCATAATTGTAAACACACGATTACGAACTTCAGTCTCAGACATTTCAAGAGAAATTACCATTGGAGACTTGCCCTGCTTCCAAGCCTGCACTGCAAAGTAGAGTGCAAGCCATGACTTACCAATTCCTGGATAAGCAAGAAACACTCCAAGTTGTCCTGGCATAATTCCAGAAGGTAGGTAATTGTCAAACCCTGGAAGTCCTGTTTTAATTCCAGACAAACCTAGTGCTTGCTGCTTCTTAACATTTTCAAAGTATGCAATTGCTGACTCAAGATCTGTAACATCAATATCACGAATTGCAGCAGTGTTCTTTTTTAGTTCTGAAGTTTTTGTAATTAATTCGTTAAGTGCACCAGTTCCATTATTGTTTTGAATCTCTGATGCTGCAGATCTAATAATATCCTTAAGGCTATCTGTTAAGTACTCTCCCTGAAGTTCTTCAAGGTGATGCTTTGTTGCACCAACTCCAGCAACTGGTTCAAAGTCTCTAAACTTTTCAGTTACTAGTTCTGCTGGAGGAAGGACTGAGTTATTCTCAAAATATAGCCTTACAAAATTCCAAATATCTCCGTGGGTTCTTAAGAGGTTGTCAACATTTGCTTGAAGAAGAACGTGGATCTGCTTATCTTTTAAAACAGCGGTAAGTAGTTTTGCCTCTGTGTTATTCACTTAGCCACTCCTTTGCCAATCTTCTGCGCTCATTGCGCTCTTCAATATCTTTAACTTTATCTTTTTTTGCTTGCAATATTTTTTCTGCATTATATGCAAAGTAATTCCAAGAAGGATTTTCTGCAACTGAAAAGTAATACTCAAGTATATCGTAACATCCTGGTAGTGTATATGACTCTACAAGGGCATCAGAGGCCCACTGCTCCACATTTAGGTTGAGTGATGGCTTTGATTCGTACCTTGCGGTATGATACTTGCTGTATCTTGAAAGCAAAGCCATACGGTCTTTGCGTTCAGCCATTATGCTTCGGCAGCCTCTTCTTGTGCCTCTTTAATCTTTTCTGTAAGTTTATCTTCAACAAACTTATATACACGCTCAAAAGCCTGATCTGGGGTTTCTCCATTACGTCTTGCATCTACAACTCCAAGATCAAGTCTTAGTGATTGAAAGTTGCCAAGATTAAGTGTGTAACCCAGTGTAACGGATACCTTTGTCTCTTCGTTTTGCATTTTATACCCTTCGTTAAATAGACTCGTTCCAGATTGGAACAAATCTCCCATCTTCTGTCTTCCTATATGTAAGTATACCATCGCCCATTCTTCGTGTCAACTCTTGCTTACTAGGCGTAATATCATTAGTAATTAACTTATCTTTTCTTGGTCGACCAATATGATATGAAGCAAGTATATCACGGATCTCTTTTACTTGGGATTCTGAATAGTATGATCGTACTTGAAAGCCTCTTGCCCCACCTTTTTGAGATCCAGTAGGGAATGGAATCACTCCTCGTTTCATTAATGATGGCATATATTTTTTATGACGATTAACTAAATCAGCAGTCTGACCGACAGTGTATGCTCGTTCTCTTTTATTTTTAAACTCACTAATCAAACAACTTTCAATTTGGTCCTTATTTATATTATAAATAGACATGATTCCATTTGAGTGATTGTAGTGATGAATTCTTACAAGGTCCTTGTTTAAAAACCAAACTTTTTTGTTGCCTGGTATTACAGGTAACTCATTGTACTTTTCGCTCTCGATTGTTCCCTTTTTAGTAACCATCGTCCCTCCAAGGTGTGGCTAGGTGGATGAAAAAATACTCTAAACCCACAGGTCATGCAATATACCTCTAAATGATTAATTTCTGTATACTGTCTATCTATAAACATTCTACCTTTACATTTTTTACAAGACATCATTAATTTGGTATTCCTACAATAAGAATATTAATTCCAACAGTTGTGTCTCCACCAGTATTAAATTTAACTATTCCATCTACTCTTGAGGTGGATACACTGTTTATTGTTACCGTGACATCTCGCCCTGCATCTGTTCCTCCAACATTTACTGCAGTTGCTGTAACTACTGGGACAAATTTAAAGTCTGTTCCAAAAGCATGAAACCAAGGCTCAGTAGCCCCTGCAATTTTTGATACTCCTGTTGTTACTTGCTTATAAGCACCAATGATTCTAGACTCTGAAATCTTTGCACTTTGTGGTCCGTTGGGCGGAGTGTCTAATGTCACATACTTATTTGTTGAAGTTGAGACTTGAGAAGATAGATCATTTACAGCCTTAACAATTTGATAGATGTACGTGACATCTAATGGTTGTCCACGCTCTGGTACGGGTAATATTGCCATAATACAATTATACCAGACGCAGACCTGTAATTGCGGATCTGGCTCCAGAATCAAATATCTTAATAGATGTACTAATTACTGGCTTTATTGATGCCAGTTGAACTAAAACTTTTAGTGATGTAGGATTTCCAGTTTTTAAAAATGAAAAACTAGTCCCAGTGGTAGTCCCAACATGAACTGCACTTTCTGTGTCATACTGAACAAAAATATCATACTTTATTTGCTCTGCAGGATTAGATCCGTTAGACCAATTTACTAAAACTGTATTTCCAATTAAAGATATGTCTCCTGGTAAAACTTGAACTAACTCTCCATTTACAAAAAATATCTGTGACCAAGCAGACTTTCTATTCTTGTCCTCTGCAACTATTCTAAATCTTATAACTCTGCCATTTTCAGACGACACTTTTCCTAGAAATTCTTTTTTAACTAAAACATTTTTAATTCCTGCATCTGCCACTATAACACATCCAAACCGAATCTAAATTCAATATAGTTTGTAGTGTTTGCTGATTTAATAATTGGTCTTGCATCTGTAGTTTTTATAACAGAGTATCCCGTTAACCCATACACAGAATTTGTTGATGTAACATTTTCAAGTCTAAATCCATCTAAGCAGACATAGAAATCCTCTGTTGGCTCTACGCTTCCACCTTTTACTACAGATGCATATATTCTTACAGTATTTATTTCTGCCCACGAAAAATCTGAACTTTTTTGCAACTCTTGAAGTTGTTTCTTTACAACAAAATATCTGTTGGTTGAAAAATCATTATTTGTATTATTAACAAGTGCTTCAAAAATTGCCCATTTGCCAGTTTTAAAACTTCCAGTAGATGAAAATTCAACAATAATTTTAACTGATTCTGGTTGTGAAACTGTACTTGTTCCAACCTTTCCGATCTTGTTTACAACAGAAAATGCTAATCTTAACTCGTCTGTAGGAGAGTTTTTACTAAAGTCAACAGTCGTATCACTTAACTGTATAAAGTTTGATGGTGTGTTTGCAGTTAGGTTGATTGCATTTAAACGGCCATTAGAATCTACAGATATTTTAGAATTGTTTCCAGATATAGCAAATATGTTATTTAAAAATCTACATCTTTCATGTCTTTCGACTCTATCTGAGTTAGTAAAAATTTTGTTATCTGCATTTGTTTTAAAGACTGGGTATGCTTGACTAATTATATTTGTCTCTACATCATTAACTAAATATCCTGCTGAAGCAAAAGTTGCTACTACTGCAGTTGAAGAAACAATTGTAAATGTTGTTGGAGTTGGTACAGTCGCAATATTTACCTTTGATAAATTAAAGGCTGCTGGAGATATTCCAGAAATAGATATCTCAGTTCCAACAGAAAGACCATGTGATGCATCTGTTGTATATGTCAAAGTTGTTCCAGATGCTGTTGCTTGGGTTATCTTAATAACACGATCATCTAGTGGCCCGTAAATTGATTGGATCTCTGTTCCCTGAGAAGAATATTTCCATCCTTCTTCATCAGAAAAAGAATATATAACCTTGCTGTCTGTAGATCCTGCAACAGGATTTGATGCTCCAGAAAACACGCCAACCTCGGTTATCTCATATCTTTCTTGTGTTGGGAGTTCTGCTGTTAATACAATTTTTGAAACCCCAGACTCATCCACAAAGCCTCTGGAAATAATTGGAACACGAAACATTTCAAAATCAAGGGACTGCTTGCCTGAGTAGTCAACAGAAGCGCTGTCTGAAAGCAAGGGTTTTGGTCCACACCCTACAGCAATATGAGATGCATAGGATGCAGTCTGCCCAACAAGATACTTTGCAAGAATATTTTTTCCTGTATTTGTTATCATTTAATTTCCTCCATTGTATATTGTAGCATCATAAACCTCTCCGCTTGTTAGCATTTGAACTTCTGCTTGCTCTCCCTCTTTAACATTGACAAGATTTATCACCAGATCCCCGCTTATTGGGTCAATATAGATTGACTTACAATTTGGAACCTTTGTCCATTTTGTTTTATCTGTAACCCCTTCTTTTGGAATAAGGTCGTAGCCATTGCCACAAACTGGAATATGATCCATTACTGAGATAGATAAAGATTTAAAGAATGAATCTGATGACTGTAATCTTAAAATATTGTTCGGATTGTATTGCAGGTATAGATCTGTTAGGTTTTTTATAGGATTGTAAACCACCTTTTGGCCATTTACTAGGTCATGCCTTGATATTGTTGCAAGTTCTTGGCCACCAATATCTTCAAATATAAGATCAGTCATTATCTCAATAGACATGACCTCTTCCCCTTGGATTATTAGGTCTGGGGTTGCAATTTTTATTGCATTAGTATTTGATGATGACTTTGGATCTGGAAGGTTTGCGGTTGCGCTTGTTGTCATTATACTACCTCACTTAAAAACAATGTCATATCAGGGCCATCAGAACTTTTTGAATAGTCTATATTGTATACTACAAACCTACTTGATGGGGATGATACCATGTTTATACCATTTTCTTCGTAGTCAAGAGTAACAATATCTCCTAGTTGAATAGTTGGAATTGCGAATATTCTAACACCAATAGACTTTCTTGGCTTTGTTATTTTCTCAACAAGCCATTTCATAAGGCTGTTTGCTTCATCATAAGACTGAATGTATGGGGTGTTTAATGAAAAATCTTTTTTACCGTAAGTCATACGGCTTAGTTTTATGTCTTGGTATTCTTGTTTAAACTTGTAAGGGTTTGAAATTAAATTGTCTGCAACAAATTGCGGATTAGATTCTAATGAATTTTTATTAAAATAATCATCAACACTTAATCTATTATCTGATTGCTGTGTAAATGTTACACCTTGAACTCTTAAATAGTTGCCCGTTGTCTCATCTAAACTAATTGCAGTGTCTGTTGAATTAAAAATAATAAACTCTGCTCCATAAGATCCTGCCCTAAATCCTGAAACAACATATCCCTTAATTTTATTAAATGTTGGAGATATCTTTGCAGTTAGTGCTGGAAAGGCTTTGTCATACTTAAAATTAAATATTGCGGCCTCTCTCATAATACTTCCAAACTCCTCAAAATATATATCATATTTTGGTGCTTCAGAAGTTCCTATACCAGATAGGTATGTATTTTGAATTAGTCCGCTTAGGGCATACTTTCTAAATGACTCGTTAGCATCTATGTCTGAATCTCCAAACACAGAGTTAACTGGTGCACCAAGTGAAAAGGCTGTATTCTGTGAGTAGTTATTACATAGGGCATATACATTTTCAAACATTATTCTTGACGATCCCCTTGAGAATAGCGCCATACCTGAGTAGACTGGAAGAGGTTCTAAGTCATCAATAGTTTTAATTAGTTTTCCATTTAAATATAAATAAAATCTTCTTGTGCTTCCAATATCCTGATACTCTGCTGCTAGATCATATACTGTTGGATTTTCTTCTGCAACCATTCTTGCTTGGCCAGTAAATTTTCCATCGTCTACAGTAATTTCTCCCAGACCTTCCCAAAGTTTTACTGGAACAGCCTTTCCATTTTCTGACTTAATCTTATAGAAAAATATATTGCTAACACTTTCTCTTTCATCTTTAGATAAATTTCCTAAACCTAATGCTGCGATTTCAAAATAATAGCCAACATTTGTTGTTGGGTTTACCATAAAAGAAAGCCCTCCAGAGCCACCAGAGATGTTTATATTTTTGTCTGGTGTACTTCCATTAACAACATGGTAAGTTGAGGATCCGTTTGGTGTTTGTCCTATGTCCAAATTATTTTCTATCTTACCAACAATTCTCATTCTGGTTCCAAAGTGTTTATATTTTTTTGCCTCTAAAGATTTATAAACATATGAAATAAAATCTCTTGATTTTTCTTTAGTACTAAAGTTGGGACCATTTAAGCATAGGGCTGAAGCCTGAAGTGTTCCAGTTTGAATTGGAGTTGCTGTACTAATCTCTCCGATAAAAGAAGTTGACATGAAGTTTTTAATAATGCCATTTCTAGAAGATGTTTTTGCTAAAGCATCAGAGGATGTTCCAGAAGCAGTTAGTTTTCCAGCGGAAGCAACGGTTGTTGTAGGCAAGACTAAGTCTTTTTGAAATAAGTATTCTGAAGACATATAGCATCCATTAACATTATCATCTGATTTCCAGTAGTCTGATACTCCAGCATTATGGGCTACAACTTGAGTTCCAAACTGCCCTCTTCCATGCTTATTTACTTTACCATTTTTTAACTTTATAGTTCCAGACACTTCTTCATATTTTGGCTCAGAATAAATTCTAACTAATCCTGTTGGATAAATTTTCCCATTAAATGGTAGTTTTGCAAAATAGTTTTGATAGTCTTCTGTTGCTGTTATCCAAACATTGCCAAGCCCAGTCACATTATACTGAACTGCATCATATTTAATAATTTCTCCCTGAGAATAAAAGTAACCATTGTACCTAGTTATCCAATAGGCTGCCTCGCCAAGACTAAAGGTGTTATTGATTAGAACATTATTTTTTACTTCTGGTACATCTATAGATAGATCTGAGTTGAGAGGTATGGCACTAAGAACATATGCAGACTGATTTGCAACCTCATTATTTATAGATTTTGTGTTTTGGCTTCCAGAGACTTCCCAAAGTAATGCTGGCTTATAGGTATAGTATCTTTCATTGTCTACAAGGCTTGCCTGTCTAATTGACCCTATAGATCTTTGTATGTATCTTGTACTATAGTTAATTGATCCATCGTTATATACCGAATTTTCTTGAGTTGATACAGAAATAACATTTGCCAACTTTGCTTTACTTGTTTTATTTTTTATTTCCTTATCCTCTATAAAATCTTTTGTTCCGTTAAGTGCAAATGTCGTTGGTCTTTCTGATACTGTTGGCATAATATAGTTTTTACTCATCATAACAAAGTTATTATATTCATCAAAAAACATTGCTGTCTGAGTTGAAACAGCAAGATCTTGAAGAACCTGAGCCACACTGTTATCTGGGCTAACAAAAAAATATGGAATGACTATTTCTTTTTCATTTGCAACCCTCTTAAATGTGTAGTTAGAAAATCCGATGTGGTCTAAAAGCAAAGATACTGCAGAACTAACAGAAACTTCTGTCATTAATATTTCGGGGGCGGTAATTGATTCAAGATACCAGTACAAATCTCTTAAAGTTATAGACACACGCTTTGTCATTAGGTCTTGCTTTGGAAATGAGTCTGAGTACAATGTCTTAATTGGAACATAATAATCCCATCCTGCAACATCAACTATTACCTCATAAAACTTAAACTGAACATGTCTAGAAATATACTTTGCGATAATGCTGTTAGCGTTGTTAGTGTTAAAGGCCTGGTCATGATCAAAAAGAGTAATGTTTCCGTTTGAGGCTATAAGTTGCCCAACTGGTAATCCAGACAGTCCTAGGTCTGATGCACTCTTGTTGATGGAATAATCAATAGTCTTATCTGAAACATTTAAAACAAGTCTTGGAGAAATCTCAATAAGGTCAAATGTTGAATCTTTTTTGTTCATTGTTTCTACAACAATTCTTATTCCACTAATATATTCAAACTCTCTAAACTGTTGCTTGTTGTCTAGTGTACTAATAAACACATCTGGAGATGTTGCATCTGTAACAAAGTTTGTTAGCCTATCAACTGTTTCATCTTGTATGTACCATCCATATTTTGGATTAAGCAATACATATTGAAGTCCATCCCAGATATGATACACTCCAGGATCTGTATTGTTTGGCTTAATTAAATATGCATAGCCAATAACTGACTGCTCTGGTAGAAGTTCTTTGCTAGTATAGGTTTCTGCTAAAACAAAGTTTGCTCTCCACTCTTCAGGAATAATGAGTCCATAAGCAATTTCAACATATCCGTCACTTTTAATTATAGGAGAACCATCTCGTCTTGTAATTGCTGGATTAAAAGACATAGCATCTACCCAATTGTTATCTTTTAAAAATTGAATCTTCCACCTACTAGGAGTTTTTTGATTTAGTTCTCCGAAAAAAGGATCTGCATAAGATCCCGTAGAGGAAGAGAATGGTCCTAAATTCTCTGTTCCTACATGAGTTTGCATTTTAACTACAACTCTATTAGTTGGAACTTTTTCTTTGTAGACAACAAATGGCACAGCATCTTCTATTGAGTATTGAGATCCACGCACATTAGATGCTATACCATACTCAGAATTTTCTACTACGCCCTTCTTTTCTTTTTTATCTTTATCAATAAATGTTTCATTAAATCCGTAAGCAACGGATGCATCATTGTATGTGTACTTGTATCTGCTTTCAGTCCTGTAGGATGTCCAATACTTAAACTTATCATTTTTATCTGGCATATAATATCTTGGTCTGTCTGCCATTAACAGGTTTGGGTGGTGTAATTTTCCATTCTCAAAAAATACTGCCTTATTAATTCCAGACCTTGGTCGAAACTGTGCAAAACAATCCTCTAAAGAATATAGAGTTTGTAACTTTTCTTTTTTTGTTAATAGAGTTGTTGGATTTTCTGCATTATCAAATGTTCCATCAACGATAGTATCGGCATCAGTTGCTCCAGTATAAAAAGTACCAGTATCATTAATATCAAAACTAGTAGGCAAGGATGCATAAGTAGATCCAGCCTGCGTTGGTCTATATCTATAGTTTCCTATATGTTTGATATTAGTTGGAATGTTCATATTCCACTCAGCAGTTATAATAGATTTATTTCTTATTGTTGATGATGTCTCTAAGAAATCTTGTAGTTCCTTATTTTCAAACATTATACTTCTTCCAAAGTTACTGAGACATTCCAATAGTCAAAATTGGTTCCTCTTTTTTCTACAGAGTATGAAAAACTTGATATAAACATTTCTACAAGTTGGTTATACTGCTGCAGGTGATCATATGGGCTTTCTGTTCCTTTAAAAATTCCTTTTCTATCGTATGCAAGAAATACCCAGAAAGAACCTTTATGGCCGTCATACCATTCAAGCATATCTGCAGCACCTGCTCCGCCATCTGTTGTGTATGACTTGTGAGGAGATATTCCTGTTGTTGGATCAAATCCAGGAATATTTGCATGTGACCTTGAAGGAATCATTGTCCAACTAGTACTAATCTTCATCTTATCTGCAGTATGGTATGACCTCATACGGCCATTAATCATTCTTTCTCTTTTTTCAATACGCTCATCTGAAAAATCCAAAGGAGATCTATTGTCATCTGTAAGCATCAAGAACTGGTCTAATAGTTCTGGATCTGCTTCATCGGGAGCATTTACACCTACCTCAAAACCATTTGGAACATACAAACCATTTATCAGGGTACCAGAGTTTTCAGACCATAGAATACCGCTAGGCCTGTTATATTTCTTTCGGCTCTGCATATAGGAAAACCTTTGATCATCTACCATTTATAACAACCCCTCTAACTCTTCTATCGTCAACTTCTTTAATTGTTGACATTACTGCCCTTGCAATTTCATTTGGATTAGCATCTGTTTTTGCATTAACTGTCAATGTGTATGTATTATTATACACTGCCCCGCCAGTTGTATCTCCATTATTTATCTTCTTAAGATTATCTACACCGTAAGAATCTACAGCATACTTGCTCATTACAAACTCTCCTGGAGTTAGCATTGCTGGAACTGTGTCAGTACCTACTGCATACCCTCCTGCTGCAAAATACTTAGGAACTAGTCCACCCATAGACATTCTGCCTTCAGAAAGTCTAAAGAATCCTCCACCACTAGTTAGCAACTTTGTTGCATTTGCTGCTGCTGCTTTGGCATCTGCTGCAGCCTGTGCTGCTGCAGCCTGTGCTTTTGCTGCTGCATCTGCTGCTGATTGTTGTGCTGCAGTTCTTCCTTTATCTCCATCAAGTAACAGATAGTCTGAACGATCTCCAAGATCAAAACCAAGAGAAGAACTAAGGCCATCATCCTTACCCTTAATTGCCTTGTCTAATGCTGCAATTGCAGCGTCATCAATTGCCTTCTTTTCTTCAAGAACCTTTTTTTCATCTGCTGTGACTACTGCAGCAACTGCTCCCTTTATTTCTGGATCAGTTGAAGAATACGCTGCAGAGACTATTGGATCATTTCCGCTTGCTAGTTCTGTGTTATATCCGTTAATTAAATTATCTTTAGTACTTAAAGCAAGTTGCATTGATTCTATAAACTTTTTACTATTTATCATAGCAAGGTCCACTTGGTTCTTTATTGCTTCCCAAGCATCTCTTGTTTTTCCGAGAACAGTTAGACCTTCAATATCTTTGTCTAACTGTATTTGTCTTAAACGAACAAACTCTTGTGCTGGTTCAATTCTATCTTCTTCAATTTTAAAGACTTCATCCTGAAGATTTTTAATTTCTTGCTCAAGTTGCTTTCTAGTTTTAAGTTTTCCGTCAGTCTTATCAAGTCCAGTTGCACCCATTAACTCGTACTCTCTAGACTTTTCTATTGCATCCTTTTGTTTTGTTACAGCATCGGCAGCCTGCTGCGCCCTCATATCTTGTGCTGCTCTGGCTGCTGCTGCGATGTCTCCAGATGTCAACGCTTCAGCAAGAGTTAGTTGGCCCTTTTGCTGATTAGAAATAGCAGCATTTGCTTTTTCTACTTCATCTAAAGCCTTAATTCTTTCATCATACTTATCGTTAATTTTTTGTTCTTGATCCTCGATAGCCTTAAGCGCTGCTTCTTTATCATCAACCTTATACTGAATTAATGCAATCTCTTCTTGTGCTTTTTTCATTACATCTTCTTGTGATTTTGTATCTAACTTAAACTTTATGTTAAGAGCAGTTTCCTGAACATCAAAAGCCTCCATAGCATTTCCAAAACCTTTATCGAACATATCCTGCATAAACCCAATAGTGCTCTTTAATTGATTTAGCCTTGTATCAAAGTTGTCAGATATCACCTTTAAATCATCTTGTGCAGTTTTAATATATTCTGGTTTAGATTTTGTGTCTATTAGTCTTTGTAGTTTTGCTTGTTGCGTAGCCCTAGCATCTTCTAGTGCTCTGAGGTTTTCATCTAACCCAAGTGCAAATGCCGTTGTTGAACTATAATTCTTTCTAATTCTATCTTCTTGCACTCTATCTTTTTTAAATTGATCTATGTCTGTTGTTACTGCTTTAACCGCTGCCTGTCTTTTTTGTGCTGCTGTTAATATGTTATAATTTTTTGCTAAAGTTGCAACTGATTTTGAGTTCTTTTCCATAGCAATTGCTTGAGCAAGTCCTGCATTCTCAACCAACTCATAGGCCTCTGCAACTGGAACTCCTATAGAGGTTAACTTTTTAAAGGCTATTGCTTGATCTTTAATGACCTCAGTTTCTGCTTCTGTTTTTGAATTAAAGTCTCCCATGGCTACTGAGTTTAGCGCTTCTTGAATATTTTTGGCATCCTTCTTTAAAGCAATAATGTTTCCCTTATTATCAAACTTAAATAAAGAATTCTTTTTCTTTTCGTATTCTTTTGGATCCATACCGACAATGAGAGATATAAGGTCTTCACTTCCACCTATTTTCCTTATGTCATTTTCTATACCGCTGAAAGCATCAAGTGTCTTGCTGCCACCAAATAGGCCATCTAAGGCCTTACGAGAGGCACTCCAGCCTTCTGTGACCTTGATCTGGTTCTTTCGTACATCCCTTAGTTTCTTTACTAGGTCGTCTAGAGGTGAGGACTGTACTTTGGTTCCCGTTCCTGTAGTTGTGGTAGGTGGTGGCTTAGTTGTATCCCCTGAAGTCTCTGTTACAGTCTGAGTTTTGGCAGTAACATAATCTTGGAAACTTTTTCCAGCATTTGTTTTTCCATCTTCACCCTTTTCTCCTAGCCAATTTTTGTAGGCTAGTTGCATGGCTGGGTCGCCTTCCATGCTCATCATTACCTTCATGTTTTGTAAATAAACCTTTTGCTGCTCTGCAGGTAATTTGTCAAAGTATTCTTGGTCTGCCTTTAGCAATGCCATTTCTTCTGCACCAAAAACTTCTGTTTTTGCTACAATATCTAAAGTTACTTTTCCCTTAAGAGCATCGATTACATCTATTGATTTTTGAAGATCTTTTGCTGCATCTGGATTTGAATTATAATAATTTAATAGAACATCTTTATCTACTACAGTTGCTGACTGAGATATTCTCTGAAATAGTTCAAGTTCTTTTTGTGCTTCAGCAGCAGTTTGAGTTTTTATGCGAGCAACAAAATCTGCTGCTTGTTTTTTGTCTTTAAACATGCCAACGATTCCCATCATTTGGTTAGCAAATGCTCCACCAAATTGACCAATAATAGTAACTACCGATTCAACAGATGCCTTGTCCTTACCAAAAGTGTCAAAGATTTCAATCATTTGCATAGGATCAATTTGACCACTAGCCATTTGCATTTTTAGTGTGTATTGCATCTCTTTGGATATGCCAGAATCATTTATCTGTGTTTGAGCAAGTGGAACCACATCTTCTAATGCTGTTCCTTTGTACTGCTTAGTAACTGCTTTATCTGCTCCCGTCATTAATGCATCTTTAGTTGCACCGTCTGATTCTGCATAACTCTTTTGAATGTCACCTACTAGTGTTGCATTTTCACCGAGCAACCTAAGTTGATCTGCTTCAAAATTTGTTGTTAGTCTTTTTATTTCCGCTGTATCTCCTGCAGCCTCTGCAACTGCAAGTTCTTTTTGATATTGCAATTCTACAGAATCTGTTAATTCTTGTTGTTGCTGTAAAGCAATTTTCTGCATAGCAACTGATGCACCAGAAGATTCTCCAATTCTTTTGCTTCTATCTTTTCTGCCAAAGAAGTTTCCTGCTATACCACCGATAGCAGTTCCTGCAAGGGCTCCTACCTTTGCTCCAATAACTGCTCCTGCTATAGTTCCCGCTGGACCTACTATAGATCCAATTAGGCCTCCTATACCACCACCAGCAATCGCTCCACCTACTGCACCAATTCCCATACCTGCTGCAGTATATCCAGCAGATACACCAGCATCCTTAGCAGTCCAACCTCCAGCCTTTCTTGCTGAGTCTGTAGAAAGATTCATTTTCTTTCTTGTTTCTTGCAAAAGCCTTACTTCAAGGTCTACCCCATCCTTTAAAATATTTTCTCCTTTTGGCCCAAGAAGTTTAATAAGTTTTGCATTTACTTCAATTCCAAACGAATAATCTCCAAGTTCTTTTCCAAGGTTTGCTGCGATGCTTCGTGCTTGTTCGGCAGACAATACTCCAGATGCCACTGCGGTTGAAAGTTGATTTGCAACTTGATCTTTGGCAACACCCTTACCACTCATCTTCATGGTTTGTGTAACATTTTTTGCCATGGCTTTTCCACCTTCACCCGCCATGTAAGATTCACCAAATGTTGTTTTCCCTGTCTTTATTTGGAAGGGAGAAAAAGAGTCTTTTCTTCGCTTGGACATGATCTCTCCTGCGCCAACTGTTGTTGAAAATTCGGATAGTGATTTCATAGCGTTTGATCCAGAGCCCATTGCTTCTGTAAGTTCCATTGCTGCATCTTGTGCTTTATCAAATGCTATTCTTTGATAAGCATATGCTGCCACTATTGCTCCGACTCCAACTGCAAGTGCTGCAAATTTATTTTGAAGCATTGGCATAATCATAGCCATACCCATTAGTGGCATCATTATCTTTTGTGAAATTTCCCCAACTTTTCCTGGAGCCATTGAACCAATCATTGCTACACCAGATGCAACACCCATTGCAGCACCCATACCTTGTCCACCTGGGCCTGATGCTTTTAGTGTTGACATTGTGTTGCTTTTAAATCTTTGTGCCTTAGTTGTTTCAAATTTTCCATTTGCCATCACTGGGCCAATTGGAGTTTGAGATACGGCAGGCGCTGGTGTAAATTGTGCTGCTGCCTTTTCACTAATAATTCTTTTTTGATATCCAACAGAGTTTGCAATCTTGCTTCGCTTTTCCATTTGTCTACGTAAAGACTTTGCTTCTGCATCTATTGGCCCAACACCGTACAATTTAGTTCTTGATGCTGCAATCTTTGCCTGTGTTTTTGCATCTTCTCTTTGAATCTTTTGCAGTCTTCTTCTTACAGATTTTGCTTCAGCATCTACTGGTCCCGCACCATATAGCGCTGTTCTTGATGCTGCTGCTGCTGATTGAGATAGAGTTGTTCCAATTGTACTTCCAACTGCTTTTGCTTCAGCAATAGATGTTTTTGCTCCAGCAACTACTGCATCTGACAGCCTGACAACTGATCCTGGCATAGAAAGATTTTGTTTTGTAAGGTCAATGTTAGGAGCATCTGCTTTTCCAATAACTCTTCCTCTGGGGCCTTGACGAACTTGTGAAGCAACACTCTTTGGTGCAACTCTTGTATCTTTAATACTGCCAGAGTCTGACTTTAATTTACCATTGTTTGGCTTTGTAGATATTGGCTTTATATCGCCCTTCTTATCTTGAAGAACTTCATCTGGCTTTACTAGAATTGAGCGATGGAAGTTGTAAACCTTTTTCCAGTCTGCATCCAATCCAGCCTGAAGCCTCTTGTACATATCTTCATAAACTTTCTTGGCTGGATCTCCGTCAGCAAGTTTAAATCCATCGATAGTCTTTCTTAGTTTTGGAAGAGTTCTATTAATCTCTTCCTTTATCTTTCTCTCGTAATCTTCTGCAGATTGAATATTTTGAGGAATATCTGCAGTTGCATTTCCAAACCAGAAAGGTGATGCATTGGCATTTGCTCCTGGAACACCCTTTAGGTTGTGCATTGCTATGTCTTGCATTGATGGAAGACCTGCTGAATATGATCTTGTTCCCGAAGCCTTATCAAATACTCCTGCTGCTCCAACATCTGCTAGAACATTTCCTCCAAGATTACCTTTCTTAAGATCTTTATCTGCACGAAGGCTTGAAGCAACTAATTGTCTAAAATAATCTCTTTCAGTAAATGTTTTTGGCATTGTGTTAGGGTCAAATCTTGGATCAAATGGAGACTCTAATACAATAACCTTTCTTTTCTTATTAACATCTGGCTCATCAATATCCGTAGGATCAATCATTGTTCTAATTGTTTGCTTTGGTGCTGCTAGTCCATGAACACTTCTTGCAATTTCTGTTGCTCTTTTTTCTGCTACAGCATCTAATTCGCTTAACATTGGCTTTACAAATACTTTTTTACCGTCTGGCTTTGTATAAACGCCTCCGATAGTTGACATGAAATTGCTTCTTCCAGAACTTTGTGTTTCTTGAACACCAAAGTTTGTTGGCTTCTTTGCACCGTACTGTGTTTGGCTTGCTGCTGTTGCAACTTCTTTTAACTTTTCTTTATGCTCTAATGCTTTTTCAATATCTATTAATTTTGGTGCAACGAGTGGAACTGCAATCTTTGTTTTCTTTGCTCCCTTTGTTCCTTGAGAAATTATAGGAGTTGTTCCTGCTCCAAGCCTGTTCATGTTAACAACGGTTCCTTCTGGAACCTGAACTCCGTGGTATGTACCTGCTGGAAGTGTTACAGTTGATGACCCAGTTACTACTTTACCTTTACTATTAACTCTTTCAACAATGTCAAAGTCTTTAATCAAACCTTGTCTTTTTGCTTCATCAAGAATTCTTCTGCTTTCTTCTGGTGTTGTTCCAAGACCCTTACCCATATTAAATCTATAGTCTGAAACATAAAGTTGCTGAGACTTTACATAACCTGGATCGTTTGGACTTATTACCTTTGGAATTTCTTTTTTATACAGATCATCCATTATTCCATCATTTATGTGTGGGCTTTTAACATCTTGAATCACCTTTAAGAAAGCATCGTCTAGGGCTTGTGCCTGTACTGGGCTCATTCCAGATGGTGCCCATTTTGCTGCGCCTAGTTTTACCCACTCATCTATGAATACTTGCTTAGGAACTCCGCTTGTGAAACTTGGCATAGCCTTGTTCATCCACTCAGGGAAATTAAACATTAGGCTGTGTTTTGTTGTTGTTACTGGTGGCAATCCCTGAGATACAAGAACCTGCTCCATAGTTATAAGTTTTAATTTTTGATCAGCAGACATATTGGGGTTAGATTTAATTATGTCTGATATAAGTCTTGGCTCACTCTTTCCACCTACGTGGGTTTCATTAATTGGCTGAGCATCTGTTGTTCCACCATTAAACCCTTGAATAGTTCCTCCTGCAACCATGTGTGCAATAAATGGTCTGTTTGCTGGGTCCTGTGCTGCCTGCTGAGGAATTACTGCTTCACCTGGTGTCAATACTGATGGAACAGTATCCTTGTTTCCTGTTCCTGGAACCCTTGTAGTTCCAGTAGAATATTTCTTAGGCCCTGGCATTCTTTTACCAGCAGGTGGACCAGTAAATCCTAACTGTGCTGCGATGGCTCTTCTATACGCATTGGCCAGCATGTTAACTGCTGATGCTTCAGATGTAAAGGTTTGCTTAAGTTTGGTGTGTACTTGATCAAGAGATGCTGCTACTGCTGATGCCTCTAGTTGCTCTTTAGTTAAATAGTTTGTCTGGTCCCCCAAAACTTTGCTGGCAGAGCCAGTTTTATTGTACATGGACTTCATTCCTGCAAATAATTTAATAATGTTGGCAACTGCGTTTGCAATCAAACCAAATGTCATAAGAAGAACTGGACCAACGCCTGCTACTGCAACTGTAAATATAGTTAAAAACTTCTTGCTACCATCTCCAAGGTTATTGAACTTGTCAAGAATTTTTCCAACAAACTCAACAATAGGGGTGAGCGCTTTTAGAAATTGCTCTCCTACAGGAGCAATAGCAACCTTTAAGTCTTCCATAGATTTTTTAAACTTATAGGTTGTTGTGTTTTGAATTCTGCTTAATTCTCTTTCAGACAAAATTGCTAGTTCTTCTGTTGTTGCATTTGCAAGTTTTAGTACTCTTGCTGCCTGTGTGCCTTCACCTATTACGTTTTGAAATAGTGTTGAAAGTCTTGAGAACTGGAACTTACCAAACAACTGCTCAATAGCACGAGCACGGTTAAGTGGATCTAGGGTGTCTAGGGCTTGAGCAAAACCAATAACAGTGCTCTTTACATCGCCCTTGTTTGATTCAACAATACCCTTGATATTTATTCCAAGACCCATAAGCATCTTTGATGCTTTTTCTGATGGGTTAATTAGTGATGCAAGTCCAGACTTAAGTGCGTTAGCGCCTTCAGATGCATTAATTCCACCTTCCTTCATTGCTGTAAGGAAGAAGGCTAAATCTTCTACATCTCCACCCAACTGCTGAACAACTGGTCCAGCCTTTGGCATTGCGATTGTTAAATCTTCAATTGATACAACAGTTTGGTTTTCAACTGCGTTCAGGAAGTCAATCTTTTTGGAAAGATCTTCTGTTGCAACACCAAACGCATTTGTTACTGAAATAGTTGTTTCTAAAGCCTGTGTCTGCTCTACACCACCAAGGACTGCAAGACGAGTTGCTTGTGCAACCTGTGCAGTTAGGTCTGCACCCATCTTACCCATTGCTGCTGCATCTGCAGCCATCTTCATTGTATCTTCTACGGCTACGCCATATTTAGTGTATTCTTTTGCAAGCAGTTGAATCTGCTTGACCATTTGATCAGTTTCTTCTTGTGTCGTAAAGAGTTCTCCATACACACGCTTGAATCTAATAGCCTGCTCTTCAAGTTTCATGAATGTCTTTGAAGCAGTTGTTCCAAGCATTGCTAGAGGAACAGTAAAACCAACCATCAACTGACGGCCTGCCCACTGAGTATTCTTACCGAAGTTTAAAAGGTTTGTTGAGCCTTGCTTTAAAAGTTGATTAAGTAGTTGCTGTCTTTGTGCAGCAATGGCAGTCTGTGTGCCAAGATTTTTCATGTCAAGAGTTAGAGGTCTTACTGCAATTGCCTGTAAGGATCCATTTGCACCACGACCCAGTTTAATGTACTGGGTCTGTATATCCTTTACACGCTCTCGTGCAACCTTATTGATTGTTTCAAATTCAGTCTTAAATAATCTACCGAATGTTTTTGTTGCTGCACCAGTGTATCTAAAATACTCTCTTGATGTTAATTTGTTTCTTTCTAAAGAGTCAGTAAACTGCTCTGTACTTGACGTTACTGATCGCATTGATGCCTGGAATTGTCCAGTAGCATTTATGCTGTTCATCAAGTTCTGTGCTTGATTTGCTGCCACCGCAGATGCTGCAGTGCCAGACTTTGCCATTTGTGTATGGAAGGCTGATATTTGACGTTGTAGAAGTTTTAGACTTGCTAAAGCATCAGACGTATCAATATTTACATGAATATTGGAT